CTCCTTCTTTTGAAAAAAGCGGGACAAGTAAATCAGACAATTCATGTGGAAATGAATCATACACAAATGCAATATCGTTATACTGAGGAACATCGATATCCGATGGAACCCAATCCTGGTTTATAACAAAACTATTTAGCCCTGCTATGGGATATTGAAAATTTTTATTTTTGGTTATGTGCAAAATAAGGTTTGTCTCGCCACCTGTTATTGAGTTGACAAAATAACTTTTTTCAAAATTCCAAAATAAAGATCTATTGATTGTAAGGTTTGTATTATTTGCTATATCAGCAATAACTCGAAATGACATATGCTCATTTGGCAAAAGCAAAAGTATGCTTCCAGCCTCTGTTAGCGATTCTTCCATATTTTTCATACAGGTAGTCATTGATTCATAAAATTCTTCTACATTTTCTGTATTTTGAAGTTGCATAGAGATATCTCCACCATAATGTTGATTATTTGTATTAAAAAATGGCGGGTGAACTAAAAATAGGTCTACGCTTTGTGGCGCAAGAAAAACCTCTCTGGCATCCTTATTAAAAAACTCTATTTCCATTCAATCTCCTGGTCATATGTAATACTATACTCATCTGTAAATATCTCCGCATATGAAATGATATCTCTATTATACCTTACAAGAGTATTTGCGCCAACTTTGTCACAAAGATACTTTACACCTTGGGTAAGTGGCTCAAAACTCATGTGCTGGCTTTCTAAGGCTTCATTGAGGGTTTGTAGATACCTTGTCTTACCGTATCTCTTACTAGTAAATGATTGGTCTACATAATCAAATCTGGCTTGTCTATCGTTATCCCGTGCAATGTCCGAATTGTCCGTAATGTACTTTACTGCAGGATGATCCATCCGTGTTGACCAGTTTCGCATGTTATCGCTGTATTTCTCCATGTTCTTGAGAGTTGAGTCAGCAAAAGCCATGCGTATGAGGTCAGAGTCGGACAGAGAAACCTCTGTTGCGAACGAAATTAAAAACGCAGTTGCATATGGAAACTTGTCGCTATATGTCGTTACGCCGAAGTGTACATTCGGATTGAACGACTTACTTGACATTCCGTCTTCTAATAGTCGCATATGATTGCCTAGAGATACAAACTCTTCTCGATTCATATCGCAATCGACGAACAAACATTCTTCTGGCTTTATCCCGTCGGCGAGACATAAAAGATTTTTATCGTAAGATCCTACTATTTTCGAACCGTTAAAACGCTCCAACAATTTTGCAGTCATAAAGCCATCCATGTCGGGAGATATAATTAAATTCTTAGAATGCTCCAGTGTTGCAAGTATGTTAGTTTTCATTTTTAATAAACTCCTGTTATAATAATCTAGTTATGACAATTCAAGACTGGGCTTCCCTAATCGTAGCGATACTTACAATTGTATCATCAATCGCCTTCGCAATCAAGTGGATGGTAAAACATTATCTCAGCGAACTTAAGCCCAATTCTGGATCATCGATGAAGGACCAAGTTTCAAGATTAGAAAGTGCTCTTGACGAACAGAGAATTGACTCTATAAAATCTAGAGATCGCCAAGAAAAGAAACTTGACGATATGTATAAAATGTTACTTGATCACATTGACAAACTTAATAAATAATTTTGCTATATACTATATATAAAGATATCTTTTAAAAACCTAACTATAGGATAGTCTTTTCTCTTATATATATATAAGTATACACTATCGCAATCCTGGCATATTATTCTAAAAGTAACAAATCGGACATTCTCAATTATAACAATTTGATAAACTTTAATGTTATGTCCGTTTTGTCTATTATGGTATAATTTTATAGTCTGGTATTTAGGATTTGTCTCTTACCCACCATCTCCTAAATGCCAGATTTTTAATTTAATGGTATAATCAAGATTATGACTATGTGCGGACCAGAAATATTTGGAGCAGATCCAGCCAGAATTAAGTGGCAAATTGTTAGAGGCGATACCTCTCCACTTCGTGTTGAATTTTTAGAAGATGACGAAGTAACATATTTTGATATATCTGATTGGACCTTTGAGGCTACTACTTATGATCCTCAGTCTGACGCTTTGGACTCTTTAGAGATTACTGCTGGAAATGGATATGTTGATATTATGGCTCCCGCTTCCATTACTGAATTGTGGGGAACTGGATATAAGTCAGTTGTAACAGAGTTAACATTTGACCTTCAAGTAACTATTGATGGAGAAACTATTTGGACACCACTTATTGGAACAATATCCGTTATTGGCGATATTACAGGTACACTATAATGGCGGTAGTAAAAATTACAACTCCAAGACCAGAGTTGCCACCAGTAATTAGAATTAAGAATAAAACTTTTAAAGTAAAATCATAATTACATGAGATAATATGCTCATGGCTTCTTCTAAATCTATGGATTTTCCTGGTGCAAAAAAAACAACATACGCAGCACAAGTAGAACAAACACAATCTATTCCACTTCAAGATAATGGTTTGTCTTTTCTTCCAGTTCCTGGTCCAGTTGGTCCCCAAGGCCCAGCAGGTAGAGACGGCAAGGATGGATCTGTTGGTCCTCAAGGACTAGAAGGACAAAAAGGACAAAAAGGAGAAAAAGGAGAAAAAGGACCTTCTGGACAAAATGGTATAAGTTCTTTATCTTCTTCTGGTCAGCAAGCAGGTTGGGCTGGATACTTTAACGGAAAGCCAACAGAAATAAGACTTGGAGCAACAAAAGGTATTGATGGCTGGGTTAATCTAAACATGGGATCAGAAACTAGTTTTGAGGAATATCTTCCTAAAGACACTGTAAGCCTTTGGAATTCTCATTCAAAGATGCTAAACTTTAAAGGACTTAAGGTTGGAGCACAAGTTTTTGTTACTTATAACTTTGAATTAACAACATTTAGTACAAACACAGAGTTGTGGGCCAGAACCTTTTTTCCAGCACATGAACAAGAGGTTTCTCAGTTTATTGGATCGTTTAAATACCAACACACCTACAATCTGTCTCTAACACAACAACTATTTATTGAGAATCAAAAAATGTGGGGAAACGGAGCGGTACCACAACTAAGATCAGATTTTGAGGCCTCCGTAATTCTCAATTCAGTGTACGTCAGCGTGGTATAATAAAACTATGGCATTTCCAGGTGAACTAAATATTAACTACTATAAGGGTGACACGTACGAATTTAATGTTTATCCTAAAAAAGCAGACGGTACTGTTTTTAATCTTTCAAACTATAACAACTCATATTTTTGGATAAATACCGCTAGAGACGCTGGTAATACTGGGAAAATAGAATGTCTTGCAACTATTTCTGATAACGGGGAATACGTAAAGTGTGTAATCACTCCAGCACAAGGAGAAAACCTTACATCAGGAACTACATACGTCTATGACGTTCAAGTAAAAAAGACTGGTGGAGACTATCCATTAGTTTATACTTTGTTAACAGGAAATGTCACTGTAACTGGTCAGGTCGTTAAAGAGTCATGACAGACATACTGCTTGCAACAGAAGATATAACTGTTTTAGGTGGTCCAACAAGCATAAGCGTTGATTTAGACTTTGGTCCTCAAGGAGAAAGAGGAAGTCTAATATTTGTTGGGATGGGAGATCCAAATCTAAACGATATTGGACAAATTCCAAACATATTTGATTTATATATAAACATAGACCCAAATCATGAAGACTATCTTTATCAGTATCAATATCAAAATATTGCATCTGTAAATACTTGGACAAAAATACTTAAATTAATTCCTAACACATATAGTTCAAACCTTTTAAGAACATTTGCTGACGGATCAACAAACACAATAAATATTCCACTAATTAACATCATACCAGCAGATCAAGTTGGCCTTATTTCATCATCAAACTTTAACATTCAGCACTCAATAGTTGGATCTAACCCAACAGCATCTTCTATACTAGTTGGAGATGTCTTGTCTGTCAATGGAATACTTTCTTTACCAATAACTATCAATGCTGCCGAATATGTCTCTTCTTCATGGATACCGCTCAGCGGACCAAAAACAATTCATTTATTTGTTAATGTGGTGGTATAATTTTGATGGAGATTACCTATGGCTGAAAATATTGGACCCTTATACCCTACCAAGATACCTGGCTACGAAGAAGCAGCAGATATTCAGGCAGCCCTAAAACTATACCATTATGGAACAACTACTGTACCAGAAACAGAATCAGAACTTGTCACTAACTCTGTTGCTGGTCATTTAAAGTCAATACAAGATGAATTGACGGCTCTTGATGAAAGAGAAGAGTCTCGTGGTATTGGTTCAGACTATACTGCAACCGAGCCAACAGACTTAAGAGATGGATTTATTTGGGTAAATTCTTCGTCATCTCCTATAGCAACAGCAATTAATGCAACTGCAAAATATCAAACATCTGCTCCAAGTTTAGAACTTACACAGGGAATGCTTTGGGTTGACTCAGATTCTTCACCACTCAAAATATATGTCTATTCAGGTAGCGCATGGTTGGAGATTGGTGCATAATGTCTAACGAAAAAACATCAGATCAAATTTTAAAAGAAAGAGCAATAATGAAGTTTATCTCTTTAGGGTTAAGCGAAGCAGAACTAAGAGCATTGGGGTTGACATCAGATGACATCAATTAGTTCTAATGGAAAAGTTGCATATATTTATGATCAAGCAAGTCAGACTTGGTTCCCTATTGCTGGAACAACAAACACAGCAGCAAATTATGACTGGACTGGTGTTCATGAATTTTCAAGTAATCCTGTAACATTTAACGAAGTTCTTTATGCTCAAGGCGGAGTAAACAATTTTCAAAATCCAAATGCAAGAGATGCAGCAATACCATCAGCACCAGACGGTCTAGTTTGTTTTATTAGACAAACAAATGCTGGAGAGCAAATAAATCAACTTCAATATTATTATAGCGGAGTTTGGAAAAACCTTGTTGGTTATTCACAAATATCAAATAAGTTAACTAACTATACAATAACTGCTGGTGATGCTGGTAAAATTATTACTGTTGATTCTTCATCATCAAATGTAATTACTATTCCCGCCAATTCTTCAGAAACAATTGTTGCAGGTTATAAAATAGAAATTGTTCAACTAGGAAGTGGAACAACAAGCATTCAACCAGCAATTGGAGTTTCACTTAAATCAAAAGGCAGAGAATCACTTCCAGCAACAGTGCCAGAGTCTCCACTTGAGTTTGACTCTAGATATTCAAAAATTACACTTTTAAAAATTGACACCAATACATGGCTTGCTTATGGAGATATTATAGAATCATCTTCTTCAGTTCCATATTCATTTACACCAACATCATATTCATTTACTCCAGCATACTCATTTACCCCTACTACACCTTACACCTTTACTCCTGTAGCATATACATTTGTTCCAGCAACTCCTTACTCGTTTACACCAGCCTACACATTTACTCCTGTAGCGTATACATTTGTTCCAGTAGCATATACATTTACACCTGCAACTTCTTATACATTTACACCAGTAGCATATACATTTACACCAGTAGCATATACATTTACACCTGCAACTTCTTATACATTTACACCAGTAGCATATACATTTACACCTGTAGCATATTCTTTCACTCCAATATCAACAACTGTGAGCGTTCCAGATGTTGTTGGATACACTAGTAATTTAGCACAGGCACTGATTGTTGATGCTGGATTAGTTAATGCCCCAACAATTGGAACAACTAGTGCAGGTGCAACACCAGAAAATGATGGAAAAGTTAAAACTCAAAACCCAGTTGCAGGAACCGTTGTTCCCCTTGGATCAGATGTTTCAATTACTGTGTATAACTATATTGCTACATACACATTTACACCTACAACCTCTTACACATTTACACCTGTAGCCTATACATTTACCCCTACAGCATACTCTTTTACACCAAATAGCCTTTGTTCTGACTTCTCATTATTAGATGAATCAGAATGTCAGACCTGCGGTGGAAACTGGAATGCAACATATAACGAGTGTTGGGATCCAAATGAATCAACATACTCATTTACCCCAGTAGCATACTCATTTACCCCAGTAGCATACTCATTTACCCCAATGACATATACATTTACACCTGTAGCGTATACCTTTACTCCAGTAGCATACACATTTACTCCTAACAGCAATTGCGCCGATCTTTCTTTAATCTCCAATCCACAAACATGTACTAGTTGTGGTGGAAACTGGAATGCAACATATAACGAGTGTTCCGATCCAAATGCACCAGCATACTCCTTTACACCTGTAGCGTATACCTTTACACCATACTCCTTTACACCTGTAGCCTATACATTTACTCCTGTAGCATATACCTTTACACCTGTAGCCTATACATTTACTCCATACTCCTTTACACCTGTAGCCTATACATTTACACCTGTAGCATATACCTTTACACCTGTAGCATATACCTTTACACCTGTAGCCTATACATTTACTCCATACTCCTTTACACCTGTAGCCTATACATTTACACCTGTAGCATATACCTTTACACCTGTAGCATATACCTTTACACCAGCAACTCCATACTCCTTTACACCAAATAGCCTTTGTTCTGATTTCTCAATACTAAATCAATCACAGTGCCAAGCATGTGGTGGAACATATGATCCAGTCTTTGGAGAGTGCACACCACCTTAAAATTTGAACAAAACAAAAAGCCCAAATGCAATTAAGCAAATGGGCTTTTTTTGTTATATTTTTTATTTAGGAAATTTACTCATCCATGACTTAGTTTTTGGAGTGATTCCTTTCCAAGAAGACCAGTCCTCACCGCCATTAGTCATGTAATATGCAATCTCTGCATTTTTGACGGGATTAAATAGTTCTGCGTTTGACTCAAGATCAAACTTGGTTCTACGATCAGGACCAAGGCTGTCTATCATATTGATTTGAAACATCCCATAAGAGGAGTCCCCAGTCTTATGGTTTCCATTGTATGCCAATGGTCTTCCATTAGATTCTTTCTTAGCAATAGCCCAGGCTACTACTAAGTCATTTCCCTTAAATCCTACAAGGCTAAGTAATTCTTTTAGTTCTTTATCGGTAAGAGATGTCTTGTTTTCAAAACTCTCTAGTCTTTTTACCTTAGAAACCAAAAAAACCTCTTTCGAGGCTGTAGTATCAGATACTTCGCTTTTCGTACTCAAGTTGTTGCGTTCACTAGCATTTGCCACATTAAGACCCTGTGCCAACATTACTATAATCGTGAGTATTCCGATGAGTTTTTGTTTATCTTGTGTTATATTCATCTGTTCCTCCTTAGAAACGAAAAACCCTTTACAGGGTTGTTACTTCCTAGTATAACATGGATTTTGTGCAAAAGTCAAGTTTAGATGGTGGTATAATTATTACACTATGTCATCACAAACAAGCGGAAATTTCCCATTACCATATCCATTAAGCACAGATCCCGTAAATGTACACGGAGATATTGCAATTTTAGCGCAAGAAGTAAGTGAAACTTTAGATGGATTAGATTTATCTATAATACAAATTAGTGTGATTAATGATGAAACTTTTGAATTAATAAAAGGAACGCCTGTCTATGTTTCAAGTTATGATGGAGGAACAAAAATAAAAAAGGCTTTAGCATCAACAACCAAGCCAATTCTAGGACTATTAAAACAAAATCTTCAAGCATCTTCAACTGGTGTAGTAGTAGTTGCTGGAGTTTTACAAAACATAAATACAAGTTCTTATTCTGCAGGATCCACCCTATACGTTGGTGCTCTTGGTGGTCTTGTGGCAGAAGACAATAACAATTTAAAACCATCAGGTGCTGGTGGAGCAGTTGGTATTGTAGCAAAATCACATGCTACATCAGGAACCATTATTGTTGAGGCAAAAGGTAATGGAACTTGGGGAGCACTAAAGAACGGACTTTCATAATGCCACAAAAAACAGCATTAGTTTTTGGAGCAGGTGGTTTCATTGGAAGCCACATGGTAAGGCGTTTAAAGTCAGAAGGATATTGGGTTCGTGGTGTTGATTTAAAGCATCCAGATTTTTCAGAAACATTGGCAGATGAATTTATTGAAAGAGATTTATCTGTATACGAAAATGTTGAAAAGGTTATTCAGTTTAAAGGATATCAAGGAAACTTTTATAATGAGATTCCATATAAGTTAATTACAGGCTTTGACGAAATCTATCAGTTTGCTGCAGACATGGGCGGTGCAGGATATATATTTACTGGAGAAAATGATTCTCAAATAATGGAAAACTCAGCATTAATAAATCTTAATCTTTTAAGAGCACAATCAAGACTAAATGATAAATATAATTTTAATAATACAAAAATTTTTTACTCAAGTTCTGCCTGCATGTATCCAGAGCATAAACAATTAGACACAGCCAATCCAGGATTAAGAGAGTCTGATGCATATCCTGCAGATCCAGATAGCGAGTATGGTTGGGAAAAACTGTTTAGTGAAAGAATGTTCCTTGCCTTTAATAGAAATAATAAAATACCAGTTGCCATTGCCAGATACCACAACATATATGGTCCAGAAGGAACTTGGGATGGCGGAAAAGAAAAGGCACCTGCAGCAATTTGTAGAAAAGTTATTATGACTCCAGAGAATGGAGATGTAGAAATTTGGGGGGATGGAGAACAAACCCGTTCATTCCTATACATAGATGAATGCATAGAGGCAACAAGAAGACTTATGGAATCAGACTTTACTGGACCAATAAACATTGGGTCTGAAGAGATGGTTACAATTAATCAGTTAGTAGGTATTGCAGCAGGAGTTGAAGGGAAAAACGTAAACAGAAAACATATCGATGGCCCATTAGGGGTTCGTGGTAGAAATTCTAATAACGACTTAGTAAAAGAAAAACTTGGCTGGACATACTCAATGTCATTAGAGCAAGGAATATATAAAACATATAAGTGGATACAAAGTCAAATTAATGACAGGTAAAATTTTTTATAAGTGGCATCATGCTGGACTAATTAATAGAATAATGAGTCTTGAGATTGCAGTAGGTCTTGCTCACTGTACAGGTAAAGAAATAATTTTATATAATGGAAAAGATCACAACAAAAGTGCAATAGATACCCCATCTCTTAGGGGGCAAGATAATGTTGGACGAAGAGAGTCGATAATTACTCGTGACGATACTAGTCCGCTTGATTTAATTGATTACGATTCAACTGGAATATATGAAATTATAAATCTAAACAACATTTTTAAATTTTCAGAGTCAGAGGTTTTGTTCGAAGATGCACTACAAAATTTTTACTATACAGTAACTCCTGGTGAAGAAGAAACTTCTTTTGCAGATGGAAGATATCTTTTAACTTTTGATGAAAAAGATTTTCATCTTAGCGGATACAACATATCTCACTACTCTAGGTTCTTTTTTGGTAGAACAAAAGAACTTGATGAAAAATTGTCAACAGTTAAATTTAAAAAAGAGTATATAGAGTTTGCAGACTTAGTTTCTAATTATTTAGGAGAGTTTAATGGAGTTCACGTAAGGCTTACTGACCATCAGCCAGTTTTTAGAACTAGAGAAGAGATGATCTCAGATCAAATATCTAAATTTGACAGTAGTCCAATAATTGTATTAACTGATGACATCAATCACAAGATGTTTAAAAATAAAAATATTCAATTTCTTGATGATATTATTGTTGACAACTTTAGTAAAGAGTTTATGTCTTTACCAATTCATTCAGAAATTGCCTATGGCGCAGTCTGTGCTTTAATAATGGCAAAATCAAAAGACTTTGTTGGAACATTTGGAAGCACCTTTACAGGGTATATTCATAGAATTAGAAATCAAAATGACCTTCCACAAAACTTTAAGTTTATTGGAATGGAAAAACCAGAATTTGGATCCCCTTACTCATGGAACGATATATATGCTGGAACAGTAAAAAGCATCGAGTTTGAGTGGCCAGAGTCAAGACTCATGGTATAATAATTTAATGGCAACTCTAAGAGGATCTCAAACATCGTATGACATTGGAAATGCACCACCAACAGTTATTTGGACTGTTGTTCGTGGAGACACCTCTGGTTTTAAGGTTTATGTAACAGATGATGCCAAAGTCCCATTAATTCTAAAAGGCGAGGGATCTGAGTGGGACATTGCTATGAAGATTAAAAGACCAACCTCAACTCCTGGTGTAATTACAGATAACGCTATAACGGTTATGGCCTTACATCCAGTTGCAGATGAAGATGACCTAGTTGGAGAGTTTACAGTTTGGCTTACAGCAGAAGAATCTAATGTTTTGCAGACAGGAGACATCTTTGATATTCAGGTTAGCGATCCAACAAGAGTCTGGACAGTTTGCCAGGGTAGCATGAAGATTCTTGAAGATGTAACAGATTAATGGCCACAGCATTAATACTTGATGAACTTAACGGCAAAACAAAAAAAATTTTTCCTATAGACTACCCCCTAGTTAGAGTAGAAGAAGTAACTAGAAACGTAATAGTAAGTGATATATTGCCTTTTAGGGTTAGATTTACAGCAATTCAGATTCAGGCTATTGGTTTGGGAAATACCCCAGCAATTCCACTGCAAGTAATTGGCTACAGCAACTATATCCTTTAATAGTCTTATTAAACACATGTTATAATATCAACATGGCAAAGATATCAATTACAGGAGTTAAAAGTCTATTTCAAACAGGAGATAGACCTACTCAAGAAAATTATGAAGATTTAATTGATACCGCAACGGCTCAGGCAACAGATCTGGGTTCTTACGGTAATAATGAAAATACAATCACTGGCATTGAGAATGTAACTGTTATTGATAACTTTGATGCAACAGTTTGGCGTATGGTCAAGTATATTGTTTCAATATCAAAGACCTCTGCAGGAGACAATAAATTCTATGCAACCGAACTAACAATTCTCGCTGACGGTACAGATGTATCAGTTAGCGAATACGGCACTATCGACAATGATGGGAATATTGGCACCATTAATGTCTCTCGCACTGGAAATACCGTGGCCTTAACAGTCACTCCAGATCCTGCGATCA